CAATAACCAACTGACGGAGCCGTTTTCCGTATTCTTCATCTTTCGCCTCGTCGATGCGCCCTGCTTTGATGCCCACGTTCGAGCAGATATGCTGGAATATCATGCAAGCATTTACGATGTCGCGCGGGAAGTACGTCAGGTGTACCGCCCACTGATCAGCATCAGCCATGAGCATCGTGTTTGCCCATTGGTTTACACCGTCGCGGATGTGCTGGTTAATCTCACCAATTTGCTTTGCTATCATTTCTTCCTTTGCCATAGCTTATTGTCTCGCCGGGTTTACTGCGCGATGCACACGGCTTTCGCGCTTCTTTCGTTGCTGCTGAATCTCGCGCTCCAGAGCGTCGATTTCCTCTTTCGTTGGGTTAGGTGTCATACTTTTGCTATATTTTATCGCTTTGGTTTACTATACTCAACCGCTTGGGTTTTCTATACTAAACCGCTGCGATTTACTATACTAACTTCATGCGGTTTGCTATACTAACTTCATGCGGATTCCTCGCCCTCCTTGGGCGGTGTCGGCTGTTGCGGTTGCTCGGTGGGTCTCCCACCACCTGCCACGTCGCGCAACTTTGCACTGCCCAGCTCTGCCAGGTTGGTCAGCACGTATGGGACGTCGCCCTTTTCTCCCACGCTCGGCATGTCCTCCTCGCGGCGCATCTCGTTCACCGTCATAATGCCCGTGCGCAACATACTCTCGTAGTACTTCGCCTTGCGCTCCGGATCCATCGCAAGCAGCGGTTTCTCGCAGATATGGATGTCGCGCACACCGTAGTCTTTGTAGCCGATGAGCTTCCGGAATATTTCTTTTTCCATGTCCTTTGTGTCGGGCAAGATGGTTCGGGTGTGGAACTCCATCGTGGCATTCTGATAGTCGTTGTAGTGGCTGTTGGTGTCGAGCATCAACAGCGGGCGAGGTGTTGCCCAGAAGCGGGCCACGTCATCCATCGTGAGACCGCTCTGTTCCACGGCCTGCATTTCGGCCTGCGTCATGCTGATCTGATTGACGTGTGTGAGGTTCTGAATGCCGATCACGTCCTGCTCATAGATCTCACGGTTCACCTGCTTGGCCATGCTACTTACCTGTTCAGGATCGAAGCGTCCGGCAGAGATGGGAGCCACGCTGCCGCTGTCGCCTTCACTCAGGATGAGCTTCACGCGTCCGCCTTTTCCGGCCGTCTCCAGAGCTTGTGACTTCAAGGTCTTGTTCAGCGAAAGGGTCTCCATCGCGAACTGGAGTGTCGATATGCCCCACACCCCATTCTGCCACCGATAGGTGTTGGGGAAGTGGAGCACGTCGGCGGCCGCCACATTCGGCAACGTAACATATCCGTGGTCCGACAGGTAGGTGATAGCGTTGTAGTTGCCGGTGACAAGATTGTATGTTCCCGACTTCACCAGCCACAGGTGTAGCGGAAAGTCGAATTCATCGCGTTCGATGTAGACGAATCCATTTCCGGTCATCAGACGGTTAATGGTGACAAGCTCCCAGAGACTGCTCGCCGTCATTATCGGGTTCGGCTCCTGCTGCAGCAGGTAGTTGACGCGCTTTCCCAGCCCGCGCATGTCGGGCGTGAAGTTGTCTCGCTCGAAGTCCTTCTTGCGATACTGCACCGGCATCACTCCGATGGTCTTTGCTCGGAGCTCCACGGCACGATAGACGGCAGAGACCGTGAGCGCCGACAGGGGGTCAGCGACGTAGGCGATGCGCTCTGAGTAAGAGCCTCCTGTCACGTTGGCGGTCTTCGGCATCGTCGATTCAGGCACACCAGACGCGCCTCCGATGGGGACCGGCGTTGCCTCGCGGGTCTTAGGCTTGAACCAGTTTGCGAAAAAATTGTCCATATATGTTTGTCTTTTCTTCTCGTTCTTTTTAGAGTTATGGGTTTACCACTTGTCGAGCGGTGCCTTCTCGCCGGTGACAATGAGGTCGTACTGTGCTGCCTGCGGGTACTTCCAATCCATCCATGCAGAAGCTATGCGCTCAGCAATCGAACCGCCCACACGGATATAATCGTCTGGGTCAAGCAGTTCCATGGGGCACTCGGCAATATGCTTCTCGATGTCGCCTCCGACACGATTCAGGAACTCATTCACTACCGCCCACATCAAAGCCACCAGTTCCTTGAAGTCATCTCGCTTCACGATGTACATGGTGCCAAGGTGTAGGTAGTGGCTTTCGAGAGCATTCTGCCACGCTTCGGCAAAGTCTGGGTGCTTCGTGCTGATGATGTCGGCCACAAGGTCAATGTCGGCCACGTTACCCCACGACGCGAATTGATCGCGCATCGTTGTCTGCATATCGAGCGGTGTGGTGGTGATGGCACCGTGCTTCTCGATAGTGGCTGCAAGGTCGGGCACTACGTCCATGAAGTCGAAGTATTTCCGGTACTGGCAGAAACCGATGTATTCGGGCAACGCCCTGCGTTCGCTCACCCGCTTCATGTGCAGAAGCTCCGAATAGAACGGGCGAGGGGCCTTCGTTGTTTTCTTGCTTTTACGAATGTCGACAACCTCATACACGCTGTTTGTCACGGCTGGTGTGAAGTCGGTGTGCGTGCTGATGTAGATTCTCGCGTTCTTGTTCTCGGGCTCGCGATAGTTCCATAGCGGCTCGTGCGCTTTCAGCCACTCGGCCTGCTTACGAATACTGTTGCCGATGTAGCTGCCGCCTCCGAGGTGTACGATCATCGGACGTATGTCTACGTGCAGACCCTTCAACCGTGGGCGGTGCGACAGCACATCTTCTAACAGCGAAGCGCCGGTGTCGTACCAATTCAGCGGATTCTCTTCGCCCTGATGCAACATCCACGAGCGGTTAGGATCGAAGTAGTGCACCCCTTCTGCCCGGAATCGCGGCACGTTGAAGTAACAAAGCATCGGCAGAATACGTCCGCGTCCGAATCGGTTGCCCTCCTGACGTTTCTGCACGTAGGCGCAGAACGAGTATTCTTCGCGCCATAGCGAGCGAATGTCAGTCTTCACCAGCACGTCACTCTCAACGAGGATAAAACCTTCGGGCAACAACTCCCACAGCTTCTCTACGGTCATCATGTGTGTGTCGCTGCCCCATCCGTTCACGCTGCCGTGGGGTATGTGCTTCTCTGGGAATGCCTGTAGGGCTGCGTCGAAGTCGATCACCTTTCCGCCGGTATTGTCGATAACGGTCACACCGTGCATCTTGCGTCTGAACGGGTGCGCCTCGATCACTCGCTCTTCCATGCCGTCGCCAGGAGAGAACACCACCGACCGCGAGTTGTCGAAGATCACGATGGGCCAATAACACCCGTGCTTCCTGATGCTCAAAATGCACGCCTCGACCAGTTCGGGCGTGTTGAAGTTGATGATTGCTACTGTCTTTTTCATCTTCTTACCCTCCGAATTCCTGCGTCCTTGTTGACCCGCCGCTGATGTTGCTCATCGAAGGCGAGTATGCCGGAGACTCCTGCACCACCTCCTGCGCCAGTATCTCTATCTCGTTACGCTGCCTCTGTCCCTCGAGCGACAGCACCTGGTACGTCTTGCCCTCACAGACGAGTAGCGATTCGCGCGTCACGATGTCGTTCCAGTTCATGCGAAACAGCACCTTGTCGTAGGCGTCGAGTGCTCCCTCGCGCATTGCCCTTGCGCCGGTCTTCCATGTCTTAGCAGCCCACACCGTGGCCACGTCCTGCCACGTCGTGGTCTCGCCGAATGCCGTAGCAACCACCTTGTTGCGGATAGTGACGCGCTCGTTTCTGAATCCTGCCTGATAGCTCATTGTCTTCTCTGTTGTGTTATTCTGCAAATCGTGCCGCCTCCCAGATGCGTCGGGTTACGAGTCCGCCCTGCTTCTTGCCGCCGGCGTTTACCCACCGCAGGAATTGTTCTTGGATTTCCCAAGTCTTGCGGCCGCTCTCGATGTACTTTTTCAGCGTGCTGCCGTTCCAGTTGGTCGGGCCACAGTTGTAGATGAAGTCGAGCACGGCATCAAAGCGGGCCTGCGTCGACAGCATCTTGCACTTGCTGGCAATTGGCTCGAACTTGGCGAGGTCTTCACGCAGGAATTGCTCTGCCTGATACTGGGTGATCTTGTCACCCTTCTTCACGTGGGCCGTGTGCCCGTAGCCGATAGTCCATACTCCGGCCGTGTCCTGGTAGGCTGTCAGTGAGCATGCTTCGGCCTTCTTGATGTGGTCGATTAAAGTCTGACTTGCTCTCATAGTGCTTCCGATTCTAATGGTTCAATATTGCTTTCGGTTTCTTCCTTTCCGGCGGTATGCTCGGTGTCGGGTTCGATGGTTTGCCCGTCGCGCGGACGCACCTCACCGTCCTCGCTTACCATTGCGAATACGCGGTCTTGACAATGCGGACGGGCGCAGATGAAAGGGCTCATGGCGTCGACCTTACGCCCAAGCCTGGCGATCTTCAACTTCATCTCCGAGCGATCGTTGTCGGCTTCGATGCGCCAATCCATGAAGGACCGGGCAAGACTGTCCATACGCGAGCGGAGTTCGTCGCGCTCCTGCTTGTAGTAGTCGCGGTCTTTGGCCACGTCCTCGATGATCTGCTGGTAGTAGCCCTGTTCGTCTTTTGCGGCGTCTACCTCCGCCTGCTCGGCTTCGGCCTTGGCTTTGCGGCGCATGTATCGCCAGGTGAAGAAGGCTCCGCCGCCTCCGCCTAACAGCAAACCGAGTATGCTGAGAAGGGTGTCGAGTGTGATTTCCATTGCTTTTTATTTTTTTTGATATTATGGGACTTATGGGTCTTATGGGGCCTATGGGACTTATGAGTTAGGTTAAGGGGCCGGAGCCATCGAAGGAGAGCGAGCCCTGCATCAGGTTGCCCTTCGTGGACGTGATTTTCGCGGTCTTCACGATGGCGGTGCCGGTCAGGTAGTCATTGCCGAATCCGTCGGTCTGCAGACGGAGCGTCACCCGCTGCCCGTTGCGGAGGGCGAACGACTTGACGGGTGTGGCATAGACCGTGGTCTCGTTGAGCATGTAGTCCTTGACGTGCGCCGTTGCGCCGTTGCCAGAGGAATAGGCCTTGATGCCCGGATTGGACTGCGACGCGCTTATCATGCCGATGATGACGAGGGCCTGACGGTCAGGGGCGGTCTCTACGGAACTCATGTCCACATGGAAGTAGTTGGCAATGGCTGTGCGGAGGGCCGTCGTCATGCCGAATGCATCGTAACTGATGAGCGCTATCGCTATGTCGGGGTTCGTAATCGTGCCGCCCCAAAAGTTAAGGTTTAGCGCAGAGGCGAGCGATTCCGATGCCGACTGGGTGTTGTTGTAAGTGTCGTAATTGATCGGTGTGCCGAGCGAATAAGTGCCGGTCTGCGTGTTGCGTCTTATCGGCACCACGTTCAGACCGATGCTGCTGATAGTCTTCGATGCAGCGCCCATAGTGATGCTCGATACACCGGTGCCAAGTCCGTTGTGTGCGCTGGCCTGTGCCTCTATCTTCGCCGTTATGCCCCAGTCTGCACGCAGGAGGTGGTTGGTCGTGACTCGCCAAGACTTCTTTCCTGCGATGTTATGCACCCATGTGCCGTCAGTGGGCGAGGCAACGGGGATGATGTCGCAGTCAACGTCAAGCGTGCACGACTTCGAGGCTCCGATCACCTGACCGTCGACAGAGACAAAGAGGTCATTTCCTTGTAGAATCATTGTTGTGTTTTTCTTCTCGCGCGAAATGCCACTATGGGTTTACCGCAAACAAAAAGCCCCGAAACTATCCTCACGGACGGTTTCGGGGCTGATCACAATAACTAAAAACTTTTACTTACCCTTAATAACTAATCTAATTACCATTTTTACCACAAAAACTTAAATGCTATGAAACAAATCAATACTATCAATGCTATTACGCCTGTCCATATCAGGAAGTGCTGCCAGCCGGAGAGTTGTGCCTGCACTACTCGGTCCACAGGATAGGGATTGGCGATGGTGTCGCGCACGGTGTCGTGGATTTCGGCACGGTGCTGCAGTTGGCTGAGCATGTAGCGAAGCTGCGAAGACTCAACGAGCCATGCGCGCTCGGCCTCTTTCAGGCGGATGCCGTACTCCGCCATCTGTGCGGAGTCGAGCTCGCGGACTACGGTTGTATGCTCGTTATGGATGCTGTCATGCTGCAAGAGGGTGTCGGTGTGCCAGTGGTGCTCGATGTGTGTCTCCGGCACGGTAACTTGCCGCTCTGTCGTGCAGCTGCCCATCAGGGCACAGATGATGAGTGCCCCGATAAAAGACAGGATGCACAGCGCCACTTCCAGACAGCCGGCGCGTTCGCGCTGCTCTTGATTGAGCTCGGCATACGGGTCGTAGTGTGCACGAGTCCAAGGGTCGTTGGGATTGTTGTAGTCTATCATGTCACATCTTTGCCAGCTCTTCGTCGCTGGTCTTGCTTGTTATCTCTACGGCGATGGCTCGGCAGTAGGCTCTCATCACGGCCTCCTTGTCCGCCTTCGCCTGCGTCTTGGCCAGGTCAAGCGTGATGCGCCAGTGGTCGGCGATTCGCGCCTCTGCCCAAAACACGGTCTCTGTGATGTCGGCCCATCGGTCGACGGCTTCTTCTCTTGTCATTTTTTCTTCTTTCTTTTTGTCTCTTCAAAAGACAAACCGGCAGTTCATACTCGGTACCGTTATCGGCCTACCCCGTCTCTGCTTGCCGGCTTGGTCCCTCCTGGAGCTGTCATGGAAAACAACTTTCGAGCAAAGTTAAGCTGTGTATTGCTCGCACGATATGTCGTTTCGGGTTTACCCTTCATGCACGGAGGCCACAGAGTGATGATCCTCTGTGGCCTCCGTGCCTTTCTTCGTGTGTGTGCCGCCTTACTCCGCCAGCATCTTCAGTGGGCCGAGGTCGGTCAGGCGCGGGTCTACGATGTCGAATGCCATACCGAAGGCTTCGGCGATGGCTGTAGCGGTCTCGAGCGTGACCGCGTACTCGCCTTTCTCAATGCGGCTGACGTGCCCGCGTCCGAGTCCGGCCCTGTCGGCCAATTCGGTGATGGTCCATCCGTTCATCTCCCGCAGGGCCGTCACTCGGCGGCCGAAGCGTTTGCGGATTGCTTGCTTCTGTTCGTCTGTCATAGTCTTATGCTCTACTGATGATACACTTGCCTCGAAGCTCCGGGTGGTCGATGACGTAGTTTGCACAGTCCACGGCGGGGCCTTCGAAGATGGGGTCTTCGCAGAAGATGGCGGATCCGTCATCCCGGATCACTGAGATGGGGTAGACACCCGACCACATAAGGCGCTCCTTCTCCTCTTCGTAAAGCTTGTCTACTGCTTCCTGCACGTCGCCGATGTAGACCCACTCCATTTCGTCGACCAGTTTCTTCATCTGCTCGATTCTCGACATGTTGTTGTGTTCCATAGTTGTAAGGTTAAGATTGTTGCTAATGTTCCTTTTGTATTCGTGCTTGGCAGTCGTGTCGCCCTGATTTGTGCCGCTGTCAAGTTGGGATAGGTGTAGTACATGCGACAGGCGGAGTCGTACCATAGCGTCCACGACTTGCAGTTCCGTCGGGCAACCCGCTTTCGCTCTTTGCGAATGCGGGTGTCCAAGTCATAGATAATCGTTGCCTTCATATAAGAATTACAACAAGTGAAATCCTTCTGACTTCATATACTCGTCCACGTCATTCCAGCTACCGCCATACAGCAGGTAACTTGGACCGTCGTATGGATAGTCTATGATTACGTAATCATCATCTCCGCCACTAAACCAATGGTCTTCATTGCAGTACCCTTTCATCGCGCTTGCGGTTACAGTTACTATCTCGTCGTCATCCTCATACTTACGCATAACAGCATAGTCAGCGCTGTTCTCGTTATTGAGATAGATTTCTTGCTTTGAAGAGAAATACTCTTCCCATGATAATGTTTTCATAGTCTTTTTGTTTTTAAGTTGTTATTGTGTTTGTTTTGGTGGGGGAGGTCGCCCGCTCCCTACGGCTGGTTTAGAACAAGTTGTCTACGATTACGACCCTGTGTCCTTTGCGGATGATGACCGGCAGATATTGGTCGAGTTTGCTGGCCGAGAAGACTGTGTAGGTGAAGCCTTCTGCCTGATGCACCTTTCCGGTTGCTCCGAATATCTGTGCTATCGTCTCGGCATCCTCATTATACATGAAGTAGAAATCCATGTCACGGAAGAGTACGATGGAGTCGTTGCCACGATTGGCCTTGTGATTGCTCTGGAAGTCGATTCTCTTTGCTACTGTCGTATTCATAATCTTTTGCCGCTTATAGGTTGCCGCCCTGTTCTAAGTTATTATTTGTTTTATTTCTACGATACAAAGGTAGCTATACTTTTTGAGGTGTGCAAACTTTTGTACACTTTTCTTCGCTGAAAGTGTAATTATTTGCACGTTTTCATGCCTTTTCGTGCAACGATGCAGCAAATTGTAAAGTGGGAGATTACAATTTCGACTTTATGAGTGCCTTGAAACAATCTTTCAGTTCTTTATCCTCCGCCTTGGGATTTTCCCGCAGCACGGAGAAGAACTTGTCGCGGCCAAGCTTACGATAGAACCGCACGAAGTCCTTGCGCACGAGGTCGGCGGGCTCGCCTGGCTCGATAGCTTTATCTCGTCCGGCCTTCTCTGCCTCGATGGAACACTGGAAAATGTCTTTTCCCTCCTTGTTCACAATAATGAACTCATAGCCGTCTATTCTCACTTGGCCATAGTGTCGGGCAAAGCTTAATGGTGAGGATGCCCAATACTCCTCGGTCATACAAATTGGTGTCATATTTTTTGTTCGTTTAAATTGTTGTACCTATTAGCGTCGCGGACGTTCTCGAGGGCCTTGATGATCTCGGCGAACGTCCGCGACTCGTTCTCGCTGATGTGTAGCTTGTGATTATTCATTCTTTATGTTCAGGTGCCTCTTCTTTCCTCTGCTCCACGCGTAGAGGGGGTCAATGCGTTTGCTGGCTTCGGTCATCTCGTCGTAGGCGCTGTCGTAGTCGACGATGTTGTTGCGCAGACTGGAGAATTGCTTCTGCTGCCTGCCGGTGCACATGTCGTAAGTGATGAATGTGCGCGCGATGTAGTATCCGTCCTCCAACGCGCCGAGCATCACGCCGTCTGGGGTACAGCCGGAGATGTGCAGATCGCCGTTGTAGCGCACGCTACGGGGCACCAGCCGCTCTTCGTCGGTTGCCCTGCCGAGCGCGTTACGGTCGAAGAAGTGCTTCACGAGCTCAAAGCCAGACTTGTTCACCTTCGCGCGCTCTGCATAGCGCTTCCAGAAGTGGGGAGTGTGTACCTTCAGCACGTGGCATGGCTGCTTGCACAGACGGCTGGTGTAGGTCGTCAGCCCCTCTGCCGTCCATCGGAAGGCTATCACGGTGGACATGTAGCGCTTGGTGTGCCGGTCGAGGAACACGGTGGAGATGTAGTATCGGATTTTTCGCTTCGAAGTGTAGTCAAAGCTAATCTTCAGGGGGAACTGCCGGCACTTCGCTATCTGCCGGAGGTGAGACCGCATCTTGTTGCGCCACCAGTCGCTCAGGGCTTCGCGGTCACGGTCGAGCTCCTGAAAGACCTCCTTGTGTGTCATGCTGTCTACAATCATACGCTGTCCTCCATGCTTACTTCTTCGTCGATGTCTAAGTCGTCGAAGTCAAAGTCCCAGGGCTGACTCCTCCCTACCTCGTCGGCTAAGCGGGAAACGACGCGCATAGTGTCCTTGGGGATTCTTTCCCGCACTTCGTAGTCGGTAAGGTAGCATCCGTTTACTTTTAGGTAACTTTGCGCTAATGCGGCTCCTATCTGTATAGCAGCCTGCTGGATAAATTCTCTTTTTGTCATTTTTTTTTTAGTTTTTGGTTTTGTAAAACCTCCTCCACATGGTGGAGTCGGAGATGGGTCATTTCCACGGCTTCAGTGTGAAACCGTCAGCTATCAGATTCTGCTCGAAGCGTGGCGACCGCTGCGT